GATGATTTAAACAAAAATGAACTTGATTATTTGAAAGATTTACTTGATAAGTTACAGAGTGGTGATGAAGTCATACATTAGATTATCTCTTTCTTTCTAACAAACCAATTATATCAATTAGAAAAAACCTTGTCAAGTACTTTTTACACTTGACAAACATAAATTATTGTAGTATTATAGTATATTAAAGTGAGGAGTAAATAAATTATGGCAAAATCATCAGTTCATTATATTGACAATAAAAAGTTCTTTCAAGCAATGAAAGAGTGGAAGAATGAAATCTCTGTTTCTGAATCCGCAGGAAATAAACGACCTCAATGCACCAATTACTTAGCAGAATGTTTTGTTAAAATCTGCAATCATCTTGCATATAAATCTAATTTTGTAAACTATACTTTTCGAGATGAAATGATTCTTGATGGTATTGAAAACTGTTTACGATATGCTGATAGATTTAATCCTGAAAAGAGTGAAAATCCTTTCGCATATTTTACACAAATAACATACTATAGTTTTATACGCCGCATCAAAAAAGAAGCCAAGCACACTGAGACTAAACTTAGATATTTACAGAGTATTGATCTACAACAATTGTTAGACGAAATTGAAGGTGGTGGTGATAACTATGAATATCTAAATTGGATTCAAAGTCAAATAGATACCAATGCTAAACAAAAACAAGATTTTGCCAAAGCGTCACCTACAGTCTTTAAAAGAAGACCCAAATACTTTGATGAATCTAAAGCTGAAAGCACTCCAAACAATGATATTATAGATGATGGTGATGAGTTTGAACTGAATGAAGAAGTTGAAGAATTGCTTGACAACGAAGTTTAAATAGAATATAATGTGATAATTAAGTGGAAATAATTATATGAGCAGAGATAGTTCAATTCGAATGAAGCAAGTATTTAATGGTGGCACTAAAGGTCCTGATACTATGTACATAGTTGAACTATGGGACGGAAATTCTTTGATAGAAACTCGTGACCTTCCAGGTAAAAGTATACATTATGCAGAATCTTTAGCTATAAATTGGATTGAAGGCATCGGAGAATTTAAACATGATGAAAATAAAACCTACTGATAGACAGATATTTGTAGATTTAGAAACACTAAGTACGCGCCCAAATTCGTGTATTGTTTCTATAGGTGCAGTCGCTTTCAATTTACAAGACGGTATATTAGATGAGTTTTTTATCAATGTAGATGCCGCATCAAGTAGATCATATGGATTACATTTAGATCCTAATACTATTGCATGGTGGCAGAAACAATCTATAGAAGCTCAAAAATCCTGGCAAAAAGATCCACAGCCACTTGACTATGCTTTAAAAAAGTTTGCTGAATTTTATAAGTCTGGAAATCCTATTTGGAGTAACGGTTCTAGTTTTGATATTACAATTTTAGAATCTGCATATTATGCTATTGGTTATGATAAAGATAAAGAATATGGAACACACTTACCTTGGAAATTTTGGGACATATACGATATGCGTACACTGACTAATATACTAGGCAGAAAGGTTGAAAAGACAGGAATCAATCATAACGCATTAGACGATGCAATGTCAGCCACAAAATTATTAATTGAGATGTTAAAATCATGAAAATAGACCATGACGCACGTATTGGTATTCTAGGCACTGTCGGAGAAAAGATATGTGCGGCATTTCTGAACAGAAAGGGACATGTTGTTAACCTGTCATTGGATCCTTTTGACTGTAGAAAAGACATGATGATTGACAACATGTATACGGCTGAGGTCAAAACCGAACAACCTTATATTAAGAAGAATTGTTTGTCGTTTAGGTTGACACAACTTAGAAAATGTCGAGAAGTTGATGTTCTTTTCTTTGTTACAATCCCACCCAAACTAAACGAGAACTATAAGCATGGGGGTAAAATCTTTAAGGTTCAACCTAAAAAGTTTACCTATTTTGAATACGAGACTAAGCAACACATAAAAATGTATGGCATTCCGTTTGAGCAGGACGCAGTTCAAGAGGTTTACACGTTGACCGCTGACGAGAGGCGTGAATTGATAAAATATTCCGAATCTGCATATTCCGCTTGATAAACATAATGTTATATGTTAGTATGTACCTTAATTTGATAAAAGGTGTAATTTAAATATGAGTAATATTCCAACAATTGAAGAACAGTGGGAAACATGGATTGCACAGAATCCTGTAGACCAAGTTCCAGACATTACGGACGAACAACTTAGGTCAGCATTGATTGCTGATCTGGAAATCGTTTCCAAGATGGCTGTCGGCGAATATACACTCTATCAGAAGTGGTGCGAGGTTCAAGAAAAGTTTCCGTCTTCTTTTGAAGAAACATTGTTTGGGTCTGAACACATAATGAAGGATCCGTCTCAGAAGGAAATCATTAATAATGCGCGTAAAAATATCTGGAGACCAGAATCTCCCGACGATTATCTCAAACTGAAACCTACCCTAATTATCACTGACGATTCCGTAACGGAGATGGGGGATGATATGGGTTACGGCGCTGTTGAAAAAACATCAAAGCGTACCAAAGACCTGCCTCTGAAGTGGAATGCTGTACGCACATTCACCAGCACCATGAAGAACAATTCTAACATTGGTCGTAACATGAACTTTATGGTGGCTGACGAAATCACCGGTAAGTATCTTGGTGTTATTTGTATATCTTCAGATTTTCTTGATCTAACTCCGCGTGACAAGTATATTGGTTGGGAACGCGAGAAGAAGACACAAGGCCATATGATTAATTACACGGCAATTGGTTCTTCTATTGTACCAACACAACCGCTTGGTTTTAACTATGTCGGTGGTAAGTTGCTTGCACTGCTATGTTTGTCTGACACCGTTCAGAAGTCTTGGAAAGAACTCTATGGAGATGTTCTGGTTGGTGTTACCACCACATCATTGTATGGTAAGTCCAAAGCAGGCGGTCTGTCTCAGTATGATAACCTGAAGCACTGGAAAAAAATGGGTTATAGTTCTGGTTCAATGGCCTTTGAGTCTTCCAAACCCACTCAGAAAATGATCAGACAATGGCTACACAAACACCATACAAAGATGTATTTTGAATGGTACGGTGCCAAGAAAGGCACGGGTCAACCTTATAAGCGCGACCACCGTAACCGGTCTTATCACTTCACATATCGTAAATTGCATATTCCTTCTGAACTGATTCGTTGCGAACACCAGCGCGGTATTTACTTCTCACCGCTGTACACAAACACGAACGAGTTTCTGTGTGGTAAAATTGACGATACGCAATTGGTTAAATTGTTTGATACGTCAGAAGAATATTTGACCAATTTATGGAAAGAAAAGTATGCTGCAAAGCGTATTGAGTCTTTGAAGCGTGATAACCGAGTCTCAACCGAAACCCTGTTCTATGATGATCTAATTTACATGGACTGGGAACAAGTCAAAGAAAAGTACCTACCGCAGGTAGGTCGGTAATTTAATCTGGCGAGATTAAAGAAGTTTTTGACCTTTAGGTTCAAAATTAATTTAATCTTGACAAAGACTGAGAATAAGTGTATATTAAACTATAGTATTAATAATCATGTAGTAATTCAATCAGGAGCATAAAATGGATACACAAACAGTTAGAAATGCAATCGTAGAAGTGTCAAACGCAATGACAAGGGCGCAAGCCGAAAGAGAACTTATTCGTGAAATCACAAAAAAGATTTATGAAGAACAAGGTCTTAACAAAAGAGTGTTTCGTAAAATTTGCACAGTGTATAACCGAGGCAACTTTGCAGATGAAACTACTCTGAATGAGGAGTTTGAGACTACATTCACTAATGTTATGAGTTAATTATGAATATATTTGCCCTACATCAAGAAACAAAACTTGCTGCTATAATGCACTGTGACAAACATTGTGTTAAGATGATTGTAGAATATGCTCAGTTGATGTCCACAGCACATCGCTTTCTTGATGGTGAATATTATGCAGGTAAAACGGTAAAAGGCCATAATATCAAGCGATATCGTATGAAACTTGATATTATGGAAAACAACGTGTATAAGGCTAGTCATATTAATCATCCATCAGCAGTGTGGGTTCGTCAATCAAAATCAAATTATGATTGGTTGTATTCTCTGTGGCGAGAATTAATGAAAGAATATACTTTTCGCTATGATAAAAATCATGCATGTGAAAAACTTATACCATTTTTGCAAAATGTACCCAATAAAATTGGTGTAAATCAATTTACAATGCCGACACCTGCAATGCCAGACATTTATAAAGTCAGTAGCGTAGTAGAATCATATAGAAATTATTATCGTGGTGATAAAAGAAGATTTGCCACTTGGAAGAATCGTAGTGTGCCGGAGTGGTTCTAATGAAGATTGCACTAGTAACCGACTTGCACTTTGGTGCGAGAGGAGATTCAGTACCATTTGATACTTTCTTCAAGAAGTTTTATGATGAAACTTTTTTTCCTTATCTGGTAGAACACGGTATTAAAACTATCTTTGATTTGGGAGATACTTTTGATAGACGTAAATATATTAATTTTAATAGTCTGAGAAGTTGCAAAGAGTATTTTTTTGATAAAGCAAGAGATTTGGGTATTGATATTCATATGATACCAGGTAATCATGATACTTATTTTAAAAATACTAATGATGTGAATTCTCCTGATTTACTATTGAAAGAATATAGTAATATAAATATATACGAAGGTCCCACAGAAATTACCATGGGTAAGACTAAAATACTTTTTTTACCTTGGATTTGCACAGAAAATTACAATGAAATCATGGAAAAAGTTCAAAACACAAGTGCAACAGTATGCTTTGGTCATTTTGA